AATGAGTAAAAGCTAAATAGTCTATAAACTTCTAAAACACACAACTACGACGTTGAAATGCCTAGAATTCATTTTGTCTAACCATAAATGAACAAAAATGGTTCTAAAGCATAAAAGCTCTATATATCCTTGAATTTCAAATCTAAATGTGTGAAATTCATAAATAACATTGTGCAACGCCAATACTAAAACACTCAATTATAAAAGTCAGGTGGCACACCATAATTAGTACCAACGACGGCACCTTTAATACCACCATAAAATATCATGGGAGTACCAATCTGGCAACCGGCTCTAAAATCATCACCAGCAGCTATAAAAACGCGCGTAGTGCAAATATATCCGGTCAATGTTCTAGGATAATTAATAACCAAACTACCAAAGTTATTAGCTTGGTTAACATAAGTCAATGATCGTGTCCCTGGTGGTAAAGACCTGTCAAGATTAGATGTACCATCAATTTCAACCAATGGCACTGGTGCTATACGATTGGGGTATACAAAAGGCACTTCTACTTCAACAAAAGGTGCTGTATCATTACCTAATGACCGAGGACCATGATGCGTAGTGTTATAATATGTAGTGGAACTAGGTCCCAACGTGGATGTACCTCCTGATGATTCGTTGTTAGCACCCATAGCATTAAGACGGTCTGCTGAAATCAAATTCATATTATCAGGAAAATAATCAACTGATATATGCGGTACAACGAAACGTGTTTCCTGCTCGTTCTCTATTTCAAACACAATCTTGAAACGCAATGACCCACGCCAAGCTCTATACAAAGCCATATACCAATTAAACACATTAGAAGCATACTTAATATTAGAAGCATTCGATGAAGTGAAAGGCGTAATTAAACTAGATATAGGGATAACTACAGGTACCGAATACATCAACGCTTCATCGGTGCCAGCTCCTTCTATTTTATTAAAAGAAGTGTTAACATGACAATACCGTTTTAAAACATCTTTTATAGAGGTATAAATCTCAGACATAACACCCAAATCAGTTCTGTATAAAGCCTGACCAAGCATTGATAAATCGGTACCAGGATTAGGGTCAATCGAAACTCCATCATTACCTTGTGCTAGCGGCACCCATGCTGTATTAGCACGTGATACATAATTCAATCTAAAATCTGGTCCTCCAGCAATAAATACATTAAATGCGTATGATGTTGGCAATCCTGCTGGTACAGATAATGGATTTATAATATACAAAGCAACCTGTCCGATACAACACTCGTCGGGAATATTATCCTCATATGCTCCATTAATAATAGTAGCTGATGTTGAAATCTGTGAACGTAACACACGTTTCCAAGGTGTATCAGCTACATATGGTACATCAATCTCAAAAGTCTTATTGTCACCATTTATCTCAAATGTATACCCCATAGCACTAGTAGGTTCTATACCTGTAGTTGGATTCTCAGGTGCTAATGTACCGTAGATAATGGCGGCATATACCTTTGCTGTAGCAAAGGCGTTAGTAATAAATTCAAAACGATATTTAAGACTACCACCCCAAAAATTAAAAGGCATTGATACATACGACAACAAAGGTATTTGAAACGTTGTACCAGGTGCACTCCAACCTCCTGGATTAGTACCTACTAATCTAGGTGATGGTTGATTAACATTACTAGGCAAAATATAAGGTGTAATTGGGAAATATGTCAAAGTTTGTCCTGATGTTAAAACTGTACTAATAGTGCCCGACAAATAATATGTATATTTAGAAGTCAAATAAGACAATGACATCTCATCTACGTTAGTACCAAAGTCGGACTCTTTACATGTAGACACACCATTCGGGTATAAGGTCAAACGTTCCAAATGTTCAAAATTAACAGCATGACTCATATAACCTACGGCACGTTTAACGAAATAATCTGGAGATAAAGTAAAATTAGGCTTATCCATAGTACTAACCTTAAGATCGGATTTGAAATCATATTTGTCTCCAACTATTTGTGTGGGTAATGTTTGACTAGCAACTTTTTCCCAATTATTAATATTCTGTGTTACATAAGATGTTGATCCACCCTGAGCTGTTGTCTTATATACAGCTGGAACACAAATATCAACCTCTTCAAGATGTATAAAAATCGTAGCATTAATAGCTGTAGGCGCACCAGTGCCAACTTGTAAAGGGTTAAAAACACACAATCTATACGAATGTGTTCTAGCAACATTATAATATATAGTTTGGGCACCGGTATTGTGGACGTATAAATTATTAATACTCGCACGACTAGACAATGCATTAGTAGCCAAACTAACCCATTCGCGTGGATAAACCCATGGCATAGTTAATGTGGCAACATCATTTGAAGAAGCATCAAGGAAAGCATGTTCAAATGCGGTATAACCCGACATATTCTTATTAGCTGGTTTGTAAATAGCTCCATCAATCGAATGACTAAAAGGAACTCCATATAATAACAAGCGGCCAGCACAAAACTTATTTCCATTAAGTTGCACTCTCAAAACGGGTCTATATCGCATGAAAGTAAATGAATTTACAATATTCGCCCACTGATCGATCTTCCAAAATACATCAGGCAATACTACTTCTTTAAGCATATCGCCCTGAGTCTGAGTAGTAGTAAATTGGTATGTGCCAACGCGCTGAGGTTTACCAAAGAAGCGTTGCAAACTCCATTGGCCAAACATAGTCTCGACATTTGTATTTAAAGGGACAGATTTATCTATGTTCACACTCGGTTTCTCCTCAATAAAAGTAACGGCGTTAGCAACTGTTGTCTCTTCTTTAGCATTGATAGCATTTTCCTCACCAGCTGTGGTACTTGTACCAGGTTGTGTCTCATTACCTTGAGCCTGTGGTAGCTCGCGTCTGAATAAACGGCTAAACAAACTATTGTTAACCGGTTCGCCAGCGACATCTTGTAAAGTTTCCATAGGAACTTCAGTCTTGTAATGAGAATAAATTGACTCATCGCTATCAAGACCCTCAGCAATTGGTACCCGATCTGTACGAAAACAATCGTCTAGATAATCATAAGTAAGTAAATGCGGTACTAAATCTCGTCTCTCACCAGCCTTAAGCAAAGCGGTAACAAGCTTGTCTCGTTCAACATTGAAGCGATCAACACCATAATGATACCACATCATCAGTGACATATTAGCATTAACAATAGTAGCACCATAATCGTCGTCCGAGTCTCGTATCCAGTTAACCATCTCATAAAGCGTACCCTCATCCATAGTAGCATGATAAATCATACCATCTTTCCTAAAACCGTTCTTTAAAAACGTACATTCCTCAAGATTTTTATACTCAAGCATAGTACCGGTTTTGTCTGCCATGGTAAATTTAATACCATACATAGCCAAGTGCTCGGAAATGAGTTTCAAATTATACCATGATAACACTTCACGCCTAATAGCCGCGATACTATCGTCACCATAACAAAAAACTCTAACATTGTCATAATAATGTTTCATGCTACGCTTCTCAACAGGAGCCAAACCTAACCACGCCAATTTGTAATACTTATCATTACCATTAGTGTTAATTATAGTAGTACAGTTACAACCAGATGGAACACCACAATGAACACAGTATGCAACATTAACACACTGTGTAGGTGTATGTACAATTTCATACCATAAAACCTCTCTAATCCTAGAATTAACATCATGGTTAGGCTCATACCGATAATAATGGTTAATTGCCATGATATCAATTTCAAGAAAATCAGTCAACATAGCACCATCAAAACCTGTATGGTCACCATCACCGCCTACGTCGGAATAACTTTTGAGTTCATTCATCAATTCCGTCCAATCCATAGAATATGGGTTAATACCGACTGCTGAGTGCAATTTAAGCTTGGAATTATAATAAGCTATAATATAATCCATAAAATACATTCTAAAAACGATCTGGTAATCTAATGGCGGTGTGACAATCATACGCGTTTTCTTACCAGGCTTACGTCGCTCGTCCTTCGGAATATCCATCCACATTGAATCAGCCGCCTGCCCATCCTTTGCCATGGCTATACGATTATCTATTAACGTACGCAAAGTTGGATGGTTAACGACATAATTGCCACAATCATCTTCAGAGAAGAACGCTTTCTTACCTTTACCACCACATATCTTCTTATAAGGGAGACCTGGTGATGTTGACATATTAAGGCGCTCAAAATATGGATACTTACTATTACCATTAATCGCCTCATATTCACTAATGACACCAAGCTTAAATGAATTAAGTGCATCGTTGCACTCATATGCATCTCTTAAAAGAACTTCTTTAATCTTGGGATTAATCGGCATAGAAGGATTGAAGAAACGCGAAATGGTTTCTCCAAAATCATCCCGGCTTAACGATACGGGTGCAGTTATAGGTTTCATAATTTCTCCATGTATAACTGATTTCTTAATCTCAGTTCTAGTTACGGGATAAACCGCATCTTTAGCAGCAACCGTACCATAATAGGTATAATTGCCTTCTGGTAATATGACGGCAGGTTTATCATCAACTATGTTGGGCTTAGTTCTCGGTTGAACACGTGGATTAAATTCATCAAGCATCTCTTTTGTTATCAAATCTGAATAACCATGGTGCCTATTACGTTCTCCTGCCACATGTATACCCAAAATTTTGCCAACTATACGGGTATTATATATAACCAATATTGAACCACAATCTCCAGATACTGTAATAGCATCATATTGAAAACCACGATACAAAGTATATGGGGACATATTCATGTTAACATTATACATCTGATTGGTGACATTAGTAATATTAACCAATTGTCGCTCATGCTCACCCATATTAAACTTGTTTAATGCGGCTTCAGCCCAATTGGGTATGTAGGTCAAATCATTTTCAGAAATAAAATGATGTCTAATATCACGAAATGCCCTAACTTGAAGAGTGCACTCATAAACACTAACATCTTTATCACGGCCATCTTTTGTTTTAAGACGTGTTACACGTCCTGATTCAAACATCTGCTCAAAAACAGCTTGATCGGTCGTCAAGACAAAACGTGAATGCTCTTCAACACATTTACCATCAGAAGCGACAAATAAATGATTGGGAAATACAACATAACGGCCTCCAATAAAAAGTCCACACATATTGTTAACCTTACCGGTACGACGATCATATAATGCTGCATAAACTTGTCTGCCTCGAACAACGTCAACAACCAGACTATCCGCAGTTGGATCACACGTACCCTCAGCATATGCAGGCCTCTTAATGCGCTTATACTTATTAGTACGTACGTCTCCCGATGGAATGGCTTCGGCACTAACATCCTGTCTAAAAAGTGTGTTATACATAGTAATCATCGCAACAGTAGTAGCGGAAATACCTGCCACAACAGCAAATAATTTCAACATTTTTGAAATCATGGGCGTATTCTCAAGATATTGTTTTATTTTGGCAAATGTACCATTAACGGAAATACGAGCGTTATTCCATGATTCATTAAACATGTCAGTCAAACGTCCTTGTGCATCAGGCAACAAATCGCCACGATTGTAGGCATCAGATAACTGGCTCATAAAATCTTCACCAGTAGCATTCATCATGTCCATAATAACTTTCTCATTAGCCATATGTGCATCATACCGCCTTCTAAGTTCCAAAAGAAAATCCGGTAAATCTCCAATCGGAACTTTAGTAGCGTTCGGATCAATTGGGTTAAGTAAACTAAACGTCAAGTGCTTAAATGCCGGACAATATTGTACCTTACCATCGATTATATAATCTTTCTTAACTTCAGCACAAACCAACATATGTCTACGTTTCCAATAAGCCTCAACAGTAAGAACTTTGACAGAAGGTGTAGGATATGCATTATTTGTACATCGTATATGCATTTTAGAATGGTATGGAGTACCCTTAACACCTATCGAGTGATCATCCACCGAAGCCATTGGTGGTTGATAAGGCGCATTAGTAACAATAGAAAATAATTGCAATGCGTTCTTATACTCAGCATCTTGGTCAGCATCATCTTCCGCAGTAACACAATGCATTGGTGAGTACCCAGACCAAAATTCATCAGGGTCTGTCGGTATAACGTATCGAACACGATCTGATGGAACATTTGGAAACATAAATTTCGCAATTGCTGACGATAGGGTAGACTTACCAATTTGGGAACTACCAAATATGGTCAAACTAAAAGGACACTCTCTAATAACTCCACATTTTTGAATAGCTTGAAAGCTGTCAAACATCTTATCAAATTTACGTAATTGTTCACGTAATAATGAAAATTCACCTGAATTATCCCGAATGAATGGTGCCATATCTTTAACTAAATCATGTGCGGATACATATAAATTATTAAACTCACGTGTAAGATCACGATTAAAATAAACGGTATCTAAATCATATGTAAGAAATGTGTCAATACGGTCAATAATAGTACCATATTTCTCTATTAATCTTTGATAAAAGACGTGCTCTGGTACAAAATTATTAGCCCAGGCTTTAATCATCTCTGGAAGCATATTAAAAATAGAAGTTAACATAACAACAATATTTTTGGAAAAAGGCACAGATAGATTGATAGCTTTCATATACTCCATCATCTTATTAACATTTGGTTTGTCAGGAACAGCTTGTAATGCTATAGCTCCTGTAAGCACAACAACGATGGTTTGAATCATATCATCAACGCCCTGTGCAACTGCGGTAAACAAAGTTGCAAAGTAGGTGTTAAACAAATTCAAGGCTAATGAAATGCTATTAGGTATAAAAATTCTAAGAATACGAGATGTGTATGTTATCCAGCGCATTCTTGAAACGGCAGCAAAATTTCCAATATCGGAAAGAAAATCAATGACAATTTCAATAACATCGATGACAACGTCTTTAGACAAACCGGCACTAACAGTATCAACACGTGACATAAAATTAGTAATAAATGTCGTCAAACTATCACTAATAGAATTCATACGATCTACACAAAATGACATTGACTCAGCTGAACTGGAAACGGCTTTAAAAGTTCTATGTACTTGATGTGGTACATCAATACTCGACTTAATAGAACGAGATATTAGATCCATATATCCTAGATCAGTAACACTACCTTGTGCGATAGCCGAAAACATAACTCTCATAGCTTCGGAAAACGGGATGTTATTTCTTAACACATCGATATATGATGAATTAAAATCAAAAGGTTGTATCCCATAAGAAACTAACATGTTTGCAAATCTATAGTTAATTAAACTATATAATGTAACACTATCATCAAAAATAGCGTCACCACAAACTCGCGTAACATCATCTAACATATTGATGAATTCAAAATATTCACCATTAGCGTTGGAAACACACTCATAATTGCCAACAGGTAAGATATTTTGGCAATGTAAACACAATTGTATATCAAAAGAATACAACTTATTAATCAAATCTCTAATAATATGGCTCTTATATCCAGAATCAATCATCTCATCAACGACGTTAACTAAAACCAAACATTTAAAACGATCTAAATCAGATCTCATGTAGAGTTTGTTGTATTGCCAGTGAAAGACATCAATATATTCGTTGCAACTGTAGCGGCCGTTGTCAACGTAATACGCGACAACTTCACGACAATATCTAGCAAAACTAGAACCAAGCGGATGTTCACGCACAGCATCAGATCGTTCGTCAATGCTGTCAAATGTGTTAGAGTGATTCGACAAACGGTTGTCGACCAACAATCTAACAAGCTTCCTAAAATCTTCAGGGAAGCGTTTAATAAAATCTTGTGTGTTACGGTCACAACTTTTGAATCTACAGTCAGGGCACGTACACCAAGTATTGTGATAATTATTATAAGTAGGATCATTAATTTGTTTATGCTCAGTATCTCCATTCATATTACACATTGATTGTC